GCCCTCCGTCAGACCGCGACTTCATCGACCAGTTCCCCTCCCTCTTCGGTCGCTACCCCACCTCCTGTCGACGAATTGCAGCTGAACTGGTCCCTAAACCGGTACTTCGGGACGGTCAGTTACGCCCATGGCAAGAGGATTTGTATTCCCGATTGGCAGATCAACCAGACGACAGAACAGTCGAGTTCTACGTCGACAGCGTCGGAGGATCTGGTAAGTCTTGGTTCTGCGGATATGTATTTTCTAGATACGATGGAGTCCAGCTCCTCGGACCTGGAAAGCGAGACGACTTAGCTCACATGGTGGATGTTAGGAGTCGCATTTTCTTAGTAAATGTGCCACGCGGACAGATGGAATATCTGAATTACGGTGTTTTGGAAATGTTGAAGGACCGTATGGTGCTCTCGCCGAAATACGAGAGCAGTATGAAGATACTTCTGAATTGTCCTCACGTGATAGTTTTTTGTAACGAAGATCCGGACATGTCAAAAATGTCCGCAGACAGATATGTAATTCACGAACTATAATTGTTAGGGCTTAATAGGCCCAGGGTTAGGGTGAGGGCTATTTATGCGCCCGGGCCCTTGGGGCCCCGCGGTAGCGGGGGCCCGGGTGCAGGTACAAACTAATTTTTGGGCTCCCGGAAATAGGTGACGAAGCGTGAAGTCATTCCGTACGCATTGCTCACCGCCAAAGTAGATGCGGAAGCGAACATTTTATCAGCCCAGTAGACGACATAGACGTCACCGTCGGTGGGTTTGTCGTCCTCATCGTTGTTCCAACGAACCTGACGGTTCAAACGTATGTACCAATCAATGTTCATATAATTGTTCGAGTTGTTTTGAGTGATTGAAGGATCACTCGAAGAAGGCGTGGGCATAGGCCCAAGACGGAAACGCTTGTGTTTAAGGACAACGTAGTCATCAGTATTGATTGGAAGGCAGTGGAACTCCAGTCCGGTCATTCCAATGTCGAAGTCACGTGCTCTGTTAGCAGACGTGTCACGGAAGAAGTTGTTTGTATCAACTTGTCCACCGTTAGTCGTTGCCTTTGGATGAATAACGGCAACATTGAGATATAACGGATCCGTGTTTTGATTTAGTACTTCAAAGCACACTTTGAATCCATGGAGGTTAACGTGTTTACGTAGACGTTCGTTAATATCCGTTCCTTTAGGGATTTCACATAGGGAAGATGTGTACAACGTACGGGTATTTTTCCCAACGATATCGGTGTTTGAAATTGAATGAGTCTTGCAAGTTGTGGCGCCTAACGACTCTCCAACGTTCGTCCGCGCAAACATGCGCGCACGTTTATTGGATTTGAATGATCGTCTAACGCCTTTATACTTGCGCTTTCCTAAGTAAGATCGGGCCGCTCGGCCAATAACGGTCGCCGCTCGACCGTAACGGTATGCGTTAGCCATCCCCTTAAGTACAGCAGGCGCCAACCGCAAGCCGGGACGTAAACCTGCGCGGAAAGCCAAACGACCAACGTACGGCACCAATGCAGACATGGCAAAAAAATAAGGTGTGCTGGTATATTATTACCCAGCACACCTCATGCAGCACACAATTTTTGTATGAGTTCCAAATATTGGTGCTTTACGATACAGTATAACGACAACGAAGATGAACCGATACTGCTTCAGTTGCGGTCTCTTTGTGAGCAGGGCACCCTCACGTACGTTATCGCTGGACGAGAAGTCGCTCCCACCACAGGACAAAAGCATCTACAATGTTTTGGAGTCTTTGATGCGAGAAAGTCTTTCTCCGTTGTGCGTAGCTTGCTGCCACAGTGTCATCTCGAGCGTACACGAGGCACGCCGACACAGGCTGCCGACTACTGTCGCAAAGATGGAGATTTTGAAGAACACGGTGTACTACCACAGTCAAACAAGGGGAAGCGAACCGACTGGGAGCGATTCCGTGATTGGTGTCTCGAACTTGATGGCCCTCCGTCAGACCGCGACTTCATCGACCAGTTCCCCTCCCTCTTCGGTCGCTA